AGTGCCATTAAAGCACTTGAATTATTAGGTCGTGTTCGAGGAGCTAATGCAGATACGGGCGTACCTAAAGATAAAGACTCACTAGAAATTGCAATTGTAGGATGCCTTAATACATTAGGCCAAGAAAAAGTCATTGACCTACTGTCTAAAACAGATTATGCAGATTTGTTCTTTGAAACGGAAGAAAACGCTGCCGAGGATGCGTCAGGAGAGCCGTTGGAGGCTGTTGTGTAGGCAACCCTACCGAAATAAGCTACATGCTCTGTACGGCGCTCCCTACCCCCATAGCGTAGATTTAACTTTATTTATAACTCCAGACCCACGGCCTTGGGTGTTCTCCGTTAGGCATGTCATCTAAATGGATAAATCTATTTTCAATTGGCCCTCTTTGGGATACCCCTATCCCTGTCATACCCAACTCCATAGCAATACGTATTAATCGATAGGCATCTTTACCATGTACTGCTACATCTACAGCACGACCATACACATGTGGTGAGTTAGGTGCGCCATTGATAGCTGAGTTGTGAGCAGGGTGTCTATATCCAGAGGTGATAATCATGGGAGTGTTAAACTTCTTACGGACTGCAATAAGCTTTTCCATAAAGACATCACTCATGTCACATAGGTCAGTGCCTTTACAGGCTAGTTCTTTAACACTAAAAAATGGATTGTCTATCATTATTTAACCTTTAGTAAAAAAGAATCCAGCTTAGCCTCAAGCCTATCAAACCTATTCATAATTTTATTTAGGTCTTGATCTACTTCTTTCTTAGTAGCGTAGGTCTTAGCTGCTTCTTCTCGTGTGTCAGCGATACGTCGCTTGGTATCTTGTACCTGTTGGCTGATGCCGCGCACCCACCATACAAATGAGCCACATGCGATACTTAGTATTGCGTTCCAAATCATAGTGGGATCGTTAGGCATTTTAATTACTCCTGATTTTCTTGAATAAAGTTAGTTATAATTTCTTCTATTTCTTGAGGGTCAGTTCCTTGAATTTCTAACCCTCTAAGTTCAGAGTCAAGTCTATTTAATTTACTCATTAATGGACCTCTAAACTCATTAGGAATTGTTTGAGTAGCGTCCATAAACATAGTTCCTTCTACTGTACCAGAGGATAAACTATCAGGCATAAATAGTCCTTCTTTAAGAAAATCTTCATAAGTATTTACGTAGTCTTTAGGTTTTAATACATTGCTACCAGTTAATCCTACTAATTCTAAATCTTCTCCTTTGCTACTTCTAAGAAGAGAATCTAAATCTTTCCAGATTCTATCACCATATTCTTGGTCCTCTCCTCTTTTATCTTCATAAGGTAAAGATTTATACTTAGCTATATTTGTACCAAGCTCTTGCAGTAGTTCAAATCTACGAACTTGCATTTTTCCATACTCTTCAAGGATTTCATTTTCTGTTTCTGGTGTGTATCTTTCTGCTGGCAAACGCCTTAAATAATTTCTAAAGTTTTTAGCAGTCATACCAATACGATTTAAATCTTGATATGTTTTAAATGATATTTGTTTATTTATAGACATATTTTGAACACGCATACCTGTAGTTATCCAAGTAAAAAAATCGTCCATAGATACAGGCATCCCAAAATTTTCAACTGCACGCTCATCTTTAAGTTGTTGTAGCCTTACAGGATCAGTTGCAGCTAAAGCTTCTCTTGCCCTTGTTATTGTATCTCTTACACCTGGAACCATATTGCTTTTAAGAATTGCTTCAAAGATATTATCTATATTTTCTTTGTCTGTTTTTTCATACAAAGGATCAAAGATTTTTTGACTTCCGCTGAAAATATCTAACACTGCATCTGCTACAAATTTGGGAGATAAATATGTACCTAGCAAATCTTTCATTGCCTGTTCCATTCTATCTGCATAATTATCTGCATTAATATCTTTACCAGAAATTATATTTCCAAGCAACTGCATTACTATTCTTGCTGGTTCTCTTGTAACAGAAAAAGCATCAAACTGTGGACTAACAACAAGACGCATAACAATGTCGCCATCGTCATTTTCTTTAATAGCGGGAGAGTTTTGTTGCTTATCGCTGTTTACAAAATTTGCAGCCGCTCTTACAAAACGATTAAAGTTTGTTCCTTCTTCTGTAATTTGTGGTGGCAAGGGATCAAGATAAAATCTTAGTTTATCTCTATAATAACTAGGCATTAGAACATTTATAACTTCTTCTGCTTTACCAAAAACTCCGCGTCCTTCATTATTGGATTGTACAAAAGAACTCATTCCATAACCCATAGCAGTTAATCCTGCAACGCGCCGCAGACCCATCTGTGTTTGTGCAATACCGCCAGCCTCGCCTCTTTGCGCTCTTGAAAGACCCTGCACAACATCTGTTGCAGCAGTCTTAATAAGATTTTTATGCACACGTATTCCTTCACTGGGAAACAATACATAGTTACCTATTACAGGAACACGAGCAATTTCTCTAGCTATAGGAGCAGCCCTGCTGTACGACCAGAAGTTATCAGTTACTCTTTTAGCAGCTAGTTTACGAAGCTCGTCTTCTGGTAAATCAGGAAAAGCTTTTTTAAGTCCATCCAACTCATTAAAAAATAAAATAGTTTTACCAAAAGCATCTGTTGCACCATACGCCTTACCTAAACCTACAATACCTTTTCTATAAGCTGCCATCCCTCCTTTTAAAATACCTTTAGGAGTTAGTAGTTGAGCAGGGCTATCCATAAATGCAACATTTCTAATGATAGGTTCTGCTACAATACCAGCTTCAACAACTCCACTTTCTCTAAGAAAATCAAAAAGCTCTAAAGCTTCACGATTATTATTTTTTACTGATCTATAAAACATTAGGGCAGTCTTACCAGTATTTCTAAATGTTTTAACAGGCTGTAAAAATACACCGTTAATACCTAGACCTTGTAGCATACCTATTGTATTTAACATATAAGCTGAAGGAACATCAAACAAAGTTTGACTTGCCTGACCAAAACTAGCTATGCCTTGTAAGACTCTCATTAGTTTACTTGTACTACTACGATTAAGTAAATTGATATTATTATCAATTAATTTAAACATATTTGAACTTGTATATAAATCTTTCATTAAATCAGACTTACCAGCCCTGCCAGAACCTAGCAGTCGTTGAGCATATTCTTCTAATGCTTTAGTTCCTTCTAGTGATGGCCTCGAAGTTACAGCTATTCTTTTTTTAGGACCAAGATTAAATGGTAAAATTCCTGATATTTCAATATACCTAGAATCAGGATCACGAGCAGCAACTTCTTTTAAATAAGAATCTAAATCACGAATATATCTAGCACGAGCTATAGTGTCGTTTTGATTTTTTAAAGTTTCTCTTAACTTTTCAAATGGATCGGTAGTTTCACCTAATAATTTTCTAAGTTTAGGATCAAGTTTTTCATTGCGCTTTCTTAAAACTTTTGATATATTATCTGTGTGTGTCGTAGCATTAAGCCAGCTTTCTATTCCAAGACCTTCTTCAGCATGAGACACATGATCGACAAAAGCTTTAAGCTGACCATCAATTTCTGCTTGCTGATTAGCAGTTAAAAATAAACTGTCGGGGTCTTTTTGAAGAGCTTGAATCTGTGCTTCATCTAAAGCATTTTCATCTGAAAGACGTAATCCTTTATTTTTACCTCCAAGACCTTCTAAAAGTTGTTGCTTATAAAAAGATCGACCAGCATCAATTGCATCAAGAACTTTTGACTTTCGCCGTTTTTCAGCACCAGTTATTGCAACAACAGATTTACCCTTCAATGCTCTATCTATTATCTCTACAAACCTAGGATCGTAAGCTGCCTGATAACTTCTTGTATAATAAATTGTTCCCTTACCTGTTTTTGGATCATAAGTATATTGACTACCTAATCTAGCGTCTCCATTTAGTCCAGCAAGATTACTAAGTTCTTCTTGATTATCATAAATAGTTTTTCTATATCTATCAATAACATCAGTAATCTCAGTATCTAGTTCAGTGCCTTTAGGATTTTTAGGTAGCTCACCTGTTTCCATATACTCAGTTATATCGTCCTCATTAACATTTTTATTTTTAACTGCTTTGTCTAGTTCTTTATTAAGCAGTCGCATTTGAGAATAAATTTTAGGTCTATTAAGTTTTCTAGCTGCTGCTGCCATACGATCAGGAAGACCTGCTGTTTCACGCAACCCTCTTCCAAGCCAGCTATTAACATTACCTAGCCCTTCAATAATAATATTTCTTTGAGGTAAATTTTTTGCACCTTTAGCCGCTACATCTTTTGGATCAGGCTCTATAATTACTTTTTCACTAGGAAGTTTAGGACCAACAAACCTAGCAGCTTCATCTTGTTGTCTAGCTAGTTTTTTTGTAGCAGCCCTAACCGTAGGTAAAGGAGCTATAGCAGCAAGCGGAGTAGCTACTAAACCAATTGCTGCTGATTTAGCAACTTGTCCTAAATTAATCTCATCTTGAAGATTTGTTTGCACTCTAAGTGTTTGGTCTAAAAGATCAAAGCCGCCAGTATAGGTTGCTGCAACCGCCGCCCCTTTTACTGGTCCTAATCTAGATACCTGATTAACAGAATTTTCTAAAACATTTTTAGAGATTGAAGGACTTGCTCCAAACTCAAGAGCTTCATCGATCTGTTCTTTTGTAAATCCTTTTTTAGTTAAGTTTTTAGTTAGTTGGTTTTTAATATAATTTAATGGTAAATTACTTATAGTTTTTGATCCAACAACTCTTGATAAAAGTTTAAATCCTCCACTAACTATTAAACCTACCCAACTAACAGGATCAAGAGCTATAGCCTGTAAGGCATACCGAGCAGTACGTCCACTGCCACGAGTGTTGTCATACATTTGAAGAGTTCTTCCCCACAAATATAACTGATCTTCTACACTTACATTACTTTTATCAAGATCAATACCTAACATATTTCTATATAAATCAGTATCTTTATTTTTTAAAATAGTATCCCCTAGCTCAAAAAAACTATTGCCTACCTGTGAGGCACGTTTCATTAGCCAATCAGCTTTCATTTTATCTGTATAGTTATCTGGAAAACTTTCTCCGTTGTTTGAAATTTTCCATAAATTATCAGCAAGAAATAACCACTCTTTACCAGCACTATAACCTACAAAATTACCGTCCTCATCTTGTACATTAAAATTTTCTGGAGGACCATTAGTAGTAGTGATACTTTGATTTTGTAGTTGATTGGTAGTAAATCTTACATCAAAAGGAATGTCTTCTGCTTCTTCAGAAGTTGGGATGTCCCGCATTTGCTGCACATTTTGTCTACTTGTACCAGATTGCACCAACAAACTACCCGTACCAAATGCAGCAGGAAACTCTGTTTCTTCTACAAGTGCAGGATCGTCTACCGCTGGATCAACATCGGGTAAAGGTGGAAGCTCTTCTTCTTCTTCTTCTTCTGGAACAATTGGTACAGCAAGCCTACGTTCAGAGGTAGGTACTTTTTTCTGTTCAACTAAACTAGCTCTATTTCCAACCAAGCTTAATGCACCAGTTCCAAAAATATTTGGATCATCAGTAGGTGCAACAGCAGTATCAGGAACAGGTGTTCCAAATATTTCTGACATTTCTTCAGGACTAAGTTTTTCTATAGTACTACTATTACTAATAGGAGTTTCTTTTTTTTCTTCTTGAGTTTCTTGCACAGGAACTACAGGAGAAGGAGCAGCAGTATCAGGAACAGGTGTTCCAAATATTTCTGACATTTCTTCAGGACTAAGTTTTTCTATAGTAGTCATTTTAAATTTTAATCTTATTACTTTGTTTCACCAAATTGAAAAATATTATTAAACCATTTTTCTGCGGCTTTAATTTCAGCGCTTGAAGGCAACTCTTTAGGTCCATACTTTGGATTATATTTTTTAAGAATACCACCAATTCTTGCTCGGCGCTCTTCTGCATTTGGTTCTTTTCTAAGGTCTACAACTATATCATTCCAATCATTTCTAGGCACAGCTCCTAGTATTTGAAAATCTTTGCTAGTTTTAGACAAATGATATGCACGACTACTATCAAGAGCCGCCTGAACATCAAGACCAACAAAAGCTTTAAGAGCATCTTCTACATTGTCTCTTTCTTGAAGCCTCTCAAACCATTGTCTTTGTGCTGTATCAACAGCATCTATTACACTAGCTAATCTTTCACCTGTAAGTGCTTCGTTGCCGCTTTTATAAGTTTCTGAAGCCGCATCCCATCTATACTCACTAGCCAGTAAAACTTTATCTCTAATATCATCTAAATATTTATTTAAATCTTGAGGTTTTAAACTTTTATCTTTACGAGCAGCAAGATCAGCAGCAGTTGCATCAGCAAATCGTTTAATAATTTTACTAATTTCATCAGCTTGTTTTAGAACTGCTGTTTGATATTTGCCTCTTTGCTTTCCTACATCTTCAGCAGTAACAGCTTCTTGTTTAATAATTGCTAGTTTATCAGCAATACTTTTATCAAATGCAGCTAGGTCTTCTTTAGATCGACCTGCTCTCATAGCTCTGTTTCTAGCATTTCTAGTTTTACGTAAGTCAATAACTGCACTATTAATTTTATCTTGAGAAGCTTTGTATTTTTCTACTCCTGTAGGGTCTGCTAAAGCACTCGCAATACTTATGTTAGGGTTAGCCAGTTGACGTATAGCATTGGTAATTAAAGATTGCCCAAGACTTCCTGAGTATCCTTTAGGACCGCGAACTAAATCTTCCATATCAGCAAACTCAGCCGCTGCTGAAGTATCTTGAAAAAGTCTTTGAGAGGCAAGCATATCTTTTCTTTCTCTCTGACCTGTTCTCATTTCATTTCTAATTTTTTGCAGCGATGCATCTCTTATTTGTTGTAGTTCTTGTGGTGTCATTTCTCCTACGTTACCTAGAACATTAGCCAAGCCTCTTACATCACTACCCATTGTAGGATTTAATTTTGAAAAAAAGCTTTGTATTCCAGAAGGTTGATTATCTTCAGGAACTTGTGCAGGATCGTCTACCGCTGGATCAACTTCTTCTACAAGTGCAGGATCGTCAGGACTTCCCGATGGACCACCATCATCACCTACCGCTGGATCAACATCGGGTAAAGCAGGAACACCTACAGCACCAGCCGCTTGCCTATATACTATACCAGACAAACCTTCTTCAACTTTACCGCCTTCAGCAGAGGTCTTAAATAAATTACCCATACTAAAGCCACCTGAATTAAAGCCACCGCCCATACCATAAATGTTAGCTGCTTGCAAACCAAGACCAAGTAACTGAGAACCTGTGCTAGGTGCCGCTGCTCTTTGGGTGCCAGTTTGAGTTGTTGTAGGCATACCAGTAAGCGGATTTGCAAAAACAGTTCCTGAATACTGTGCAAGAGCAGCCTGTGGTTCGCTTCGCTCTTCGAGAAATCTAAAGTATGCTTCATCCAAAGATTCTTGTGCTAAGTCTCTACGTTGTTCACCTATTTGCTGTAAGGCTCCTTGCTCTGCTATACCAGAAGCAAACATAGCTGGCCCAAGTCTTTCTAAATCTTGTGCTTGCTGACGCTCTCTAATTTTTTGTGCATTAAAATCTTGCTGTGCTTTAGTATACGCATCACGCAATCCTTTAGCCTGAATGTCTCCAAGGCGTCTTGCTTGTGATTCACCCAACAATGCAGCTTGTACTCCAGCGCGTGAGCCAAGACCGCTCATACCTCCAGCACCTACTGCCTGTGCTTCAAATGCAGGTAAAACTCTACTTTCAAAATCTTCTTGTGCCTCACGTTTTTCAATATCAATTACTGCCTGTTGATAAGGGTTCATATACTCTTGAGCCACATCGCCTGTAAAACGCTCACCACCCTGACGGGTAATTTCTAAAGCTTCTTGCTGAAGAGGAGCAGCAGTTCCAACAAGACTCCTAATTCCTTCTTGAGCAGAAAGTTCGTCGGGTGTAAACGGAGCAATAGTTGCACCTTCATAAGGAACATAACCTTCAGCTATGCGCTCATCATAAAGACGCTTTGCTTCTTTTGCAATCTCTTCAACTTGAGGAGCAATTTCAGGAGGTAGTTTGCTTGTTGTAATCTGTGTAGTAGTAGCTGGTGTGCTACTTTTACTACCAAAAAGTGAAGATAGAAAACCCATCGTTATGTCCTCTCATTTATTGAAGATGTCAAGGAAGCCAAGCCATCAATTTCATTAGGCTGTTTAGTATTTCCATAAGCATCTTCTCGAATATCTTTTACAACATTGTCCATGATATCTGCCCCCTCATCTGCATTACCATTTCCTAATGCTGCCATTGTGTAACTATCAATTACATACTCAGACGGACTAACCGCCAATGTTCCTACTTGTTTAGGATTGTCAAGTGTACCTACTTGCTGGCTCATAGCTCGTTCAACAATAGGCATATACACATTATCTTCCATACCCCCACCATCTCCAGGAACTCGACCAGAAAACTCTCCACCAGCTTTCAGTCCCATAATACCACCGCCATACCTAGCATTAAATTGCATAGGATCAGTATCTTCCATTGCTGCCATTTGCATAAATGGTTGTGCTGCTTCAGTGCTGGCTAAACTATATTGTGTTTCTACTGCTTCAGTAATGTCTACCCCTGCATTTTTAGTTAAAACCTCTAATGCTTTAGCAGCTAGTGAGTCTCCATCAGGAAGTGTAGCTGTAAGAATTTCATTTACCTTTTGCTTTACATCCATCTCTTTTATATTTCTACCTGACATAGGCACAGGAACAGGGATAGGAGCCTGTGTATTCATTGGTGCAGCAGCTAATCCAGACTGTTCAGGAGCTTGCTGCGGAAGCATTGGATTAGACATGCTTCTTGCAGGACTAACCATTCCTTGAGGATTTGTAGGAATAGGCTGTGGTTTTTTCATTGCACTCATAGCATCTAAAGGCTCTTTACGTGCCATGTCTCTAAACTTCATAGCTTGGTCAGGTCTGTTTATTGGCATATTCATTTATTTTGTCCATAGTCTGATTCAGGAGAATATACATAGTCAGTACTATTATACTTTACTTTTTTCATATTCCCAAATGCTTCATGCTTTTGATTAAGATGGTGCCTAGTCGGATCAATAAATCGACCTGTGTTAAGGTTTCCAAAATACGTACTAGCATTAACTAAATTGAAATGCTTATCTAATTCAGATTTTGCCATGATGTCTCTGCTCCTAAACTAACATATCCTTTAAACTTACCAGAGCTTGCTGAATATGCTATGTCACCTTTTCTTGGTCTACCAATTTCTGTTACTGTAACAACAGTATAAATATTTGTAGATGGTTTACTATTTTCTTGTAGGTCTCTTGTATTTAACTCTTGTATTAAAACTGATCCCCATCTCTGAATACTATTGTACATTTCATTAACGTCTGTAAAAGAGCGACGTTTAAATAAAGTAGGGTATCTTGCCATTATCTTCCCCCATCTCCTTGGACAGCTAGTCTAATTGATCCCCATCTCCAACTAGCATTGTTTGAATTACAAGATACCCTAACCACCCCTTGCCTTCCTCGTGATCTCAAGTCAACCTTTTCAGTTGTTTCTGTTACGTCAAATTCTTTTGTAGTTTTTTCACTACTCTCTGGAAATTGTTTGGTAATAAGTTTTAGTTTAATTTTACCACCACTTAAATCAAAGTCAGGAATAAGTCTGCTCATATACATTAGAGCATTACCATCATCAATATCAAAATCACCTGACTCAACAAAGGATGTTAGTGTTTCACCATTTGCGGTAAAGACATCAGTTGGTTCATTGTTGTATACCAAGTTACCACCAACCGTAGCACCAGTTGTAATTGTATTACCAAACACTTCTCTATCTGCAAAGGTAGTAAAGATCATATCTCCATAGACCCAGTACCCTTCATCAGGAGAAAAAATAACATAGCTATCACACTCAGTGCTATCCTTAGAAGCATATAGCCAAATAATTTCTTTAAACTCAGAGTTAATTCCAGCAAATACTTTATCGGTGTAGCTTTGATTTAATCTATCAAAAATAAATCTTCTTACAGTACAGTCTAATGTTTCTACCTGACCAGCAAAGGAATAGAAGTTATCGCTGCCCATCCAGTATGTAACACCATTATAATCTATACACGCATGTTGTCCAACCAACCCACAATTAGAACCTACTTGCTCAAAGTTAAAAGTAAAAGGTGGACCCGCAAAGCTCATTGTCCACAATGAATTATCAGTCCAAATATTAATAGCATTTTTTGATCTTACTGCACCTACAATTTCTGTACCATCTGTTAGAACAACTTCGCCAGCAGTTGTAGTAAGAGACGGAACCCAGTTTGTTCTGTCATCTTGATCTGACCAGCGCACCAACATAGGATCAAAGGGACCGCTAATAGTTGCAGTTGCTACATATGAGTTACATCCTAGAGCAACTAAGTGTCTATCATTAGGAGACACAATAATAGAGTTTACACTAATAGGTGATGTTGTAACAGTTGTTGCTCGTTCAGGTGTTGTACTTGCATCACTGTCAAAATAAAAAATATTACTACCTTTTCTATTTGCAACAATATCCTCACCCCAGTTATCAATACTCCAGTTAGCTAAAGTTAAGTTAATATCACTAGCATCAACAGAAGATGCAACATTCCAACCTCTGCCACTGCTCTGTTGATAAATCAAAGCAGTCATATTAATATCAGTTGTTACATCTCCACTTGCACTAGCTGCTGTCTTTACACTTACAATAATCTGCGTACTTGCTACAGATACAATTGGAAACTGAGGACCGCCAACACTTACTGTAGTTCCAGCACCATTTACAATAAACGGCTTAGACAGTATTAAGTTACCTCCTACTGTAGCAGGAGTAACGCTAGTATTGGCTGGCTGAAAAACTACAAAGTCTCCAGCCGAACCGCCATGCGCTGCATCAGTTGAAACTGTAACAAGTGCATTACTACCAGTTGTTGTAATCTTACTGATTCCTACTGAAGTTGGTGCAGTTGCATTATATATAGCAGCCGAGTAACCAAGACCTTTGGTAGCCACTGAAGCACCCGTAGGAATGTAGTAGTTAAATGTTGCATCTCCAGTTGCAGCAGACGTAGCACCCGCTGCCGCTGTTACATTAAATGTATAAACATTAGCACTAGCAACAGAAGCAATTGGATAAACGTTACCTGTTAAACTAACATTGCCACCAAAAACAGAAGCAGAAGTAAAGTATACATAGTCACCTGCCGTTCTTCCATGTGCTGTGTCAGATACACATACTCTTGTTTGTCCCGCACTTGTTCCAAAAACACCAGCTAAAGTTACAGTAGAAGTAATAGGAGTAATATCATATATCTGATCTCCATTCATTTCATAAAGTTTTTCGGGTGTGCCAAAAACTGCACGAGCAATTCTATCTGAATCACGGTAAGCCCTTAAATCTCTAGCAGAACCATCAAAAGCTGTGCTTACTCTAGTCTCATAACCTCGCATATTTTCAGGTTTACGCGCACGAAAACGTACACGGTTCCCATCAAACCATTTGTCACCTTCAGCAAACTGTGTGGTTTCTCTATGAAACCCTTGCTGAAACTCAAACTTTGCAAGTTTACTTGTCATTAGCGAGTCATATTTTTAAGCATTACTGCATCAATTGTAGTAGCACTTCTTGCGGTATAAAAAAGAATATCACAAGAACCAGAAGCAGAAGTTGCAGTAGGAACGGTGCCACCAGAAAATTTAAATACAGAGTTAAAGCTAACTGTTCTACCACCAGTAGCATCTTGAATTAAATAGTAGTGTCCTGTCTGACCAGCGCCCATGTTACTCGGAGCAGCCAAGGTTCTATTACCACCAAGAGTTACCAAGAAAATATTACCATCATTAGCATCTGAAACAATAGACGCTGCATCAGTCAAAGTTGTAATGAAGGACTTTACAGCACTAGATACTTTAATCATTGCAGAGTCGCCATAGGCTACAGTTGCATTAAATGTTTTAGCAGCAGTAATAGTATCCGTAGCAGATACCTTTACATAACGAATATCTGCAAGAGATGTATCAGGAACATCTGTAGTACATACACCAACATTACGTACAGCAGCAGTTCCTAGTCCTAAACCAGTAGAGTCTAGTTGAAAAACAGATGTGCCATTAGTGAAGAAATAACCATTACCACTATTAGGAACAGTTACTCCAGTATTACCAGCAACTCTTAGAATAACTGCATTGCTTGAAGCGTTAGTTGATACTGCGTTTCTAATTGCATAGGTTTTTGAATTGTTAGGAATTAAAACAAAGATAGATGTGTGAGCAGTTCCTATTGATCCAGAAAACTGTATGATCGCAGACCTAGACTGATCTCCTGTTCCTTGGTTTTCTGAGAGTGTAACGGTTGCTGCACTGCCCAAACTTACTGTCGTATAGCCAGCGATAGCATCATCAACAAGACTGATAACACCGTCATTAAGAACTTGACCCCAAGTATTAGGATTATCACCATCACCTTGTTTTGTCAGCCTAATGTTTGTTGTATAAGTTGAGGCCATATTACGTACCTTTTCCGTTGTTAAGTTTTAATTTTGGAATTATAGTTCCTGTATGATTAGCTCCAGTACAAAGTTTTCCATCAGGGGTAAAAAAAAGAATTGTAAAAGTATCCTTACCTCTATAAATAGTAATAGGAGTTCCTGCCGTAGTTACTCCTGACATAACAAATTCTTCATTATATTCTAGTATACCTTTTTCAATATCTTGAGCATCTTCATTAAAACAAAAAAGCTGTTGTGCCGATACTGGAAATACAAGCCACAAAGTTATTAGAATATATGTTAGTATAAATTTCATCTAAATACTTTCAGGCCAATCATATATTGGAGCATTACCAGTAGGAGTTCCATTACTATCTACAGGTGTTACAAACAATGCTTGAAACTCATCCATTGTAGAACAGTTTGTAATTTTTGTTTCAATAGTTTCCGCTGCTGAACGAACGGCATTTCTATAGGTCTGTATATCAGATGGTATATCTGTACCATTATCTGCTTTACGAATATATGCCCAATCAGTTTGAAAAAGCAAAGAACCTTGTGTAGTTTTTGTTTGTGAAATATACTGTGATTTAAGACCTTTTGTTACTATTTGATTACCGTTCTTATCTAGCAAAGCAGTACCATCACTATCTACTTCGTTTACATCTTCAATAGCACGTTCAGTTGAAGTCCACGTACCGTCTTTATTAGGACCAGTTACCCAGTAAAATTTTTCATCTGGTTTTGGTTGAACAGTTATTTCAACAAGACCTCTATCAGCTTTTTCATCTGCTGACCAAACCATCCAGTTTTTAGGATGTTGAACGCCGTTATCATCTGTCCACACCCTGTTTTCGCGGATTGTTTTATTTCCATATTTCCACATAGTCTTCTCCTATCGGGCCGTGGCAGGGGCGACATCTTCACCGCCAAAGGGGTTCTCTGCAAAGGCCATATATACAAACGAACCGCCCGACCCATTTACTCCGCCATCGCTGGCACGAAGTTTAAATCCAGTAGCAGTAAAATCATGCGTTGTAGAAGATGTGTCAGCGGTACCTGTATCTGCAAAAAGTCTAAGGTTTGCAACATTAAACGGGTTACGCGCACTGTCAACAATTACCCAGTTATCAGTACTATCCGTCCGTTTAACCATAACAAAAGCAGGACGAAAGCCCGTATATATAAACGGACCATTTGCATCTGCATTTCCCGTGTAGCTGCCAAAGGAGCTATAACCAGGAACTTCAGCCCACGCATAACAAACCATGCTATTACCAGATACGTTTGTGCCGAAACCACCACCGCCAAGCGTAATTAATGTGCTTGTTGGCTCGGTATCATTCCATGCACCATCTGAATCTGCTACTCCACCTGTACCGTTTAACAAAAGATATTTAGTAGCTCCTAGCTCCGAATGGTAGACAATCCACTGCTCGGTGCTGTCTCTGTTTTTTATTATAATCCAAGAAGGTTTGACTCCAAGACCGTGACCAATAGTTTGCCCCGCTGTGCCGTTGCCTTCAAAAGTTGAAATAGAAAGTCCGTTCGTTGTATTTACAGATGTAGTGGTCGTGTTAATGCTACCGCTTTCATTGCTACTGCCAGCACCACCTACAGTCTTCCATTGCCATGCAACATACGTTCTACCTGATCCATTAAAATTTGGATCGGTGGTATCAAGATCGAAGCCATTCGTTTCAAACGTGATTTGCGCGGGGCTATCCGTGTCCTCGGCGTCGCTTGAATTAGATTTAAGACGCTGTGTTTGACCTCTAGCAACGTCAATAAAAACATGATTGTCTCCGTTAGATCGCGGACCAATCCACCAAAGGTCTGGCTTAAAATCTCCAGCACTTGCGTCATTGGTGATAGCCAAGCCGCTGCTGCCATTTCCTGTATAAAGTTGTGGAAGGAAGGCTGATGATCCATCTGTAATTGTTGGTGTGGGGAAATCTGAAACATTTTCAAAATAAGTGTAACCCGTTGGTGTTGTACCTGAACACTCACTTTCGTTTAATAGGGTAAGAACATTCCCGCTTTTCGCAGCAGCAGCAAAAACATACTCATTGCTGCCAATCATTGCCGTAATTGTAGTAGTAGGGTTATCTCCTGTAGCGGGATTACCGTCTAATCCTGCATCTGCTGCAACAAATTTCATTGCGGTTGCACTAGCGTCGTAAATTCCAAGAAAACATTTTCCCGTTGCCATATCGACGGCAAGCCAAAATTCATCGGATGTCGTAATTGGCAAACTAGGGTCAATACTGCCAGTAGTTATGTAGTCGTAAAGTGTTAGATCAGAAGACGAAGGCGACATTTGCACACCGTCTGACGCACCAACATCTTCATTGCTTCCAGTAGCATCGCCAAAATTACTATTGTTTGATTTTGTTATACCAAAATTCCAACCATTATTAGTACTTACAGTATCTGATGAAAATGCAACTGCATATTTTCCAGTTGACGGTAAGTTAGCTGTTAAAGAAATTAAAGTTCGAGTAGACGGACCTGTGTAAACTAAGTTTCCATCAGTTACAGTTCCACCGCCCCGTTGATTATTAAGACGATTAAAAGTAATTTGATTATTAGTAGGTGTGTCTGATCGTTGATCGGCTGTTGTCAGTCCTGACGAAGTAAAATCGTTACCATTACCTGATTCGTCGTCTCCTAAATCAGAACTATCACGGCCATCAATATAAAAACCATTTGTTCCAAAACTGCCTGAGTATGCTATTGGTTTCCATACTCCACTATCATCAAACTCTCCAAAAGCTGTAGGGGCTGCTTGTGTTCCGTCAATTAAATACATTTCAGCTATATAAGCATCAATATAATTACTACCTTCTTTACCAATATTTTGCGCTACAGTAGCATTAACATCAAATTCAAAGTTTTCACTTGGATTACTTGAAGTAGAAAAACTGGTAACTTGTACACCATTAATGTAAATTTTAACACGATCTGCTGCCGTAGTATCTGTAGTATCAACAGCCAAAACAATGTGCTGCCATGCTGTAGGATCACGAAAAACTTGAGTAGTTGCTCTTAATGTACTACCATCAATAAAGTATAATTTATCATCACTATCAGACCAACCAAACTCTGTGCTACCAGCTTGCAGTATTCTGTATCCACCGCTAGTACCACTAGCAAAGGTGTTCACTTTCCACCAAAAACTAAATGTCCATGTACGGCGATTAGACGCACTGCTAGGTGTTCTAGTTAAATAGGCACTATCTCCCATTGTAAATCTAATTGATTGACCAATGTTATAGCCAGTTGATTGTCCACTTGCACCCATCATTATGTTTTGAAAAACCATTTAATAGTCCTTTAACTATAAGCTTGTGTCATAACAGCTTGAATATTTTCAGCAGTATTATCAGTTGATACGGACAAAACAATATAGTCTAGTCTATCTACAGCATCGTCAGTAGTTGAGAACGTAGGTGCTGTACCACCAATAAAGTTCCAACAAGCATTATACGATACTGTTCCACTACCTCCTTGCTGATGCAAGAAGATACTGCCAACTTGTCCTACTCTAGCATTGGTAGGTCTAGCAAGAGTATGTGCAGCAGTAACAGAAGTAAAGAAATTTTGTGCAGTACCAAAGTTAAGAGATACAGAAGTAATGCCATTAATTGCCGTTGTTTCAACAGCAGCCGCTGCCGACTCTGTAAGTTGTAACTGTCCTTCAAGAGATACATTACCACTTACACGAACAGTACCAAGAAATCCTGAATTACCTGTAATAGTTGCTGTGCTTAACAAGTTAGTTGCTCCACCTACACTAAGAGTAGATGCCAAGCTAACTGCTCCTGCAACTGTAAGAGTACCACCTACATTAGCATTACTTACTGAAGTTGCTCCGCTAACTCGTACTGTTCCAAGAAAACCAGCATTGCCAGCAACTGTAACTGTATCAAGTAAATTAGTAGCGCCACCAACACTTAATGTAGATGCTAAACTTGTTGCCCCACCAACTGTTAGTGTGCCGCCAATATTTACATCGCCACTTACTGAAATGTCTCCATCAAATGTAATACCGCCAGTAGCAAATATAGTTCCACCAACAGAGACATTCCCTGCTACATCTAAATTACCACTTACAGATACTGCATCTTTAAAGATGCCTACCCCTGCCACTGTAACCGTTGAAGCAAAGTTAGCTGCACCACCTACACTTAAAGTTGAAGCTAGGCTGACGGCTCCTGCTACGGTTAGTGTGCCACCTACATTTGCATTGCTTACAGATATTGCACCACTTACGCGAACACTGCCTAAGAAACCAGCATTGCCAGCAACCGTAACTGTGCTGAGTAAATTGGTTGCTCCACCTACACTAAGTGTACTATTTAAACTTGTAGCTCCTGCTACTGTAAGTGTGCTAAGTAAGTTAGTTGCACCACCAACACTAAGTGTGCTATTAAGGCTTGTAGCTCCTGCTACTGTAAGCGTACCACCAACATTTAAATCACCACTAACAGAAATGTCACCATCAAATGTAATTCCTCCAGTAGCAAATATCGTGCCGCCAACTGATACATTACCAGCAACATCTAGATTACCGCTTACAGATACATGGCTTTTAAATGTACCAGTTCCTACAACTGTAACCGTTGTTGCAAAGTTAGTAGCGCCCCCTACGCTAAGTGTAGAAGCTAGGCTTACAGCCCCTGCTATAGTTACCGTGTCTGCAAAGTTAGCTACACCGCCTACACTAAGACTAGAGGCTAGGCTAACTGCACCACCAACTGTAACAGTACCACCAAGATTAGTGTTACCACTAACTGATACATCGTCCTTAAATGTTGCCGCTCCTACAACTGTAGCTGTTGATGCAAGATTAACTGCACCACCAACACTAAGCGTTGAAGCTAGGCTAACTGCACCAGCAATAGTAACAGTGTCTGCAAAGTTAGCTACACCGCCTACACTTAATGTAGATGCAAGACTAACTGCTCCACCAACAGTTACTGTACCACCAAGATTAGTATTACCGCTAACTGATACGTTTGTTTTAAACGTGCTATCAGCTAAGAAAGTTGCATTGCTACCTACACTTAATGTAGATGCAAGACTAACTGCTCCTGCAACTGTAAGAGTCCCATTAATAACAGCATTAGCACTAATAGATACAGCATCATTAACAACTAATGTGCCACCAATAGATACATTACCGCCAGCATTAATAAATCCTGATACAGAGATATTAGTTGTTACACCTAATTCTGCTTCTACATTAGTTAAGTTAGAACCGTCTCCATAAAAAGCTGCTGCCGTTACATTCCCTACAACATTAGCATTACCACTAATACTAACATTAGTTGCAAAGTTAGCAACACCTGTTACATCAAGCACTGAACCAACTGATACCGAAGAAGCAGTATCTATTCTACCACTAACTGATACATCATTACTAAATGTAGACTTACTTGTAAAAGCAGCCGTGCCAGTAACTGCAAGAGTGCCGCCAATTGATACATTTTCATTTACATCAAGCTGGCCGCTAACAGATACGTCACCTTCGATAATTGCATTACCAGCAATCGTTACATGCGTAGCAAACGTAGCCACACCTGTCTGTACTAGTGTGCCACCAATAGAAGCATTTGTTCCAATGTTTAGATCACCGCTTACAGATGTGTCACCTTTTACAACTAGGCTACCACCAACATTAGCTCCACCAGCTACCGTAATTGAACTAACACAAATATCTCCACCAACACTAGCTGTCAGTCCTGTAAGATTAGAACCGTCACCATAGTAAGCAGAGGCACATACATTGTTACCAACAATTAAATTATTTTTAACTGTTGCTGTACCATCTACAAGAAACGCAGTCTGAGCAATAACTTTATTCGTAGCAACCTTTAGCGCAGTATTAGTTCCATCACCTGTTTGAACATACACAGAAGAAGTACTAACACCATCATTTGCGGCGCTACTATTAATAAGCAATAACTGCTTATATGTTCCTGAAATTAGTTTTCCTGTTAAGTCTGTCATATTAGTTGCCAATACTCATCTGTTGAATCCCAAGTGGTTGCTACTTGATCCCATGTTAAATTTCTGCCACCTGTGTCAGGTCTAGGATTACGTATCGCAGGGTTATCCCGAACATCAGGAATGTGATTTTGTGGGTGATTTTTCAAATCAAAGTTACCCTCAAAATCTTCTGGACAAACAATAAGTCCATAACTATTTTCTTGCATAATTCTGTGAGGATATACAAACCCACAGATGTCGCACATAGCTAGTGCGTTTTTATTACTTGCCATTACTTTTATTCCAAAGATCAAACAAGGTCTTTACTTTTTCTTTTATAATTTCTATATCACCATGCATTTTAGCTAGTATAATAATTAAAGTAATTATTCCTAAAAATACAGGCCATGCTTGTATTATATGTTCCATAATTAAACATAACCAAGTTTGGGTCGAACAAACATACTAGATCGTTCGCGGTCCTCTCGCATAGCTCTAGCTAATGTTTCTTCATAATTAACCTTTAACATATTAATACGTTCAGAAGGAACTAAAGGTCGCTTCATGGACATATAGTAAGATAGCCCTGCTGTGAGGCAAGGAAAAAATCTTTTAGGTAAATCAGCGTTTTGCTCTGCTGACTTATTAACGTCTTGCAGTTCGCTAATTGTTTCTATTTTAAGAATGTCTGTAGAATTATCTGGAATAGGCCAAAGAGATAATGTAGGATTATCACGACCTCTACGAATAGAATACTGTGATGGTCGGCCTGTCTGTGTTTTATTGGGTATTAGTAAATACTCTTCAGGAGAAACGCGCTGTAACTGTAAGTCTGTACTATCTCTATTTAACACTACTTCAAGAGTATCAATAGTTGTAGAAGAAAGATCATAAGCAGTAGTAGAAGCCGTTACAGTTAAAGAAGATACACCAGTACTCCATAATAGTATACCACGGTTTTGCCAATCCTTCAACATAATATTTATAGAACGACGCGCAGATGCTGGCTCGTGACCGAGAGTATCTTCACCCCCAATCATTTCCATTGCTTCCTGAATAACCTCGTCAATATCAAGATTAAAATTATATGTACCCGATACAGCCATTATGTTTTCCTATATCTTTTAACCTTACGCGCAATACGCTTCGGTTGTTTTGAGTATTGCTTCCCCGCAGCAGTTGCTTTTCTCTTTGCTCTCGTGGTCGCAGCATATTCTTTTGACGACAGAGCCTTGATTGCTTTCTCTGGAAGATATCTTTCTCCCGTCTTCTTGCTTGGTTTCCCTGATTTCGTGCGCCATTTTTGCTTACTCCACTTTGAAAGTTTATTGCTTTTTTTCTTTTTACCTTTGTAACTGCCACCAGAATCTTTATAGTATTTAACAGCAAGCTGCATAGCTCTAGCAGAGTGTTTACCACCCATCTTGGCTTTAGCCCTAGCCTTTGCTCTAGCCCACTTAGCAGGGTCACGCTTGGTAGCTGTACCGCCTTTACGTTTTACTGCCATCAGTAACTCTAAGCTTTATGTACTTTTTGAACTTCAAAGCTTGCTTTTTTGGAAGCACCTTTATGAGGAGCGTATCCACCACGAGGATTTTTCATAAGCTTAAAACCTTTACCAGACTTCATCCAGTGAAAACCTTTAGGAGCATCTACTGCCTTTTTCATATCAACCTCTTTTCTTTATACCACGAACATACTTCTGAGACTTAGGTGGTCTTTTTTTAGAACCGCTAGGACCAGCCCAAAAAACTTTATTAGCCCAAAAAGCTGCACTTGTTTTTCCCTTGGCAATGTTCTTACCATGTCTAGCCTTAAAAGACTTACGTGCTTCGGGAGAATAATTATGTCCCATTTTCTGATCGCCAAAACGAATAATTTTAATACGACCTTTATCACGCACAGCAACCACAGCTTTTTTAGTAGGATGTTGCGGTGTGCGCTTTGGTTTATTTAAGCCACTTAACTTATAGCGTTTCAGTTTATTTTTTTCTGAATCAGTTAAAGACATTATTTTTTCCTACAATAAGTGTTCTTATATTTTTCTAGCAAATAATTACAAAGTGCTAACCAGTACTCGTCCCAATTTTTATAGTCAGTTTTTACTGGACGTTTTATATCCCAGTTTATTTCTACTTCGTAAGAAACATTATCCACCTTTAAGTTCTGCACGATGTCCTCTTAAAGCTGCACGTTTACGACCTTTAGTTTTTTTAACTTTTAATCTTCCACCTTTTTTCATCATAACCCCTGGAAGCTTAGTATAAGAAGAAGCTAGGTTGTAAGGATTAGCTGTTGATTTTTTAGGCGGCGTTCTTACTTTACCACCTAAAAGACTTTTTGTACCTAAATCTGCTAACGATGTTTTTAACTTACTTGTAGTTGGTTTTGCATATTGTAAAGGATCATCATCAGCTTTTTCTAATGCTCGTCTTAACTCTGCCATTCTAGGACTGCTTGTTTCAGTTAGTCCTGACATCCGTAACTTTCTTAATTCAGTAATAAGTTTTTTTCTATCGATAGCCATTATATTTAACCTTTACGAACAGCGCCATAACCACGAAGAGCCTTACCTACTCCAACTGCTCTAGTTTTTTTCTTTTTCTTCTTTTTCTTTTTTACAGAACCACCAGCTTTACGAATTTCAAAACCACCCATTTCCATAATTTCAGATTCGGTCGGCGCAACTTCGTCAGTGCCTCGCATCATTCGTCCTGTTACATCTGCTCCTGAAGCATACTTTCCTGTTGATTTTACTGCACCATTTTTATCAATGTATAACATTCCTGTTTCAATACCTCTTTTTAATGCTTCAGGAGAAATGTTAGTAGGAGGCAGTTCTTTAGAAAGAAGAAAAGTATTAACTCCACCTTCAACTTCTCTACCTTTTTCGACAAGAGGATTACCAGTAGTTGTAGTTGTTCGTCTAGCATCAGGAACTTTACGACCTTCTATCTTCATTTCTCTAGCTTGTGCAGCCATTAATCTTTTAAGTTCAGCTTTTTGCGCTCTAGTTAAAGGTGGAGCATCTGAACCACGAGGGGTATCGCTTGATTTCTTTTTAGGAATAGATGGCTTACCTGCTTCTTTCCATGCTTTAAGAGTTAGTCCATGATATTTTGCAGCGGCTTTATCCGCAGCAGAAGCTTTAGGACGACCTCTTCGACTTTTACCTACAAAACGACTTCCTTTAGGAGGCTCAATACCTCCACCACCAGTTACATTAGGATCACCTATAACAGTACCTTTAGGACGAGGAGATCTTTTAGGAAGTTTAGCCATACCTACTCTCCAGCTTTTTCCGTATAAACAACTTGTTCATCTACAGAATAATCAACTGTAACGTCCTGTGGCGGACCTTTAACATCTGGACCCTTACGTGCTGCACCATAACCCTGACCAGTAGGCTTACCATTAATTGCATCAAGGTCAGGAGGATACTTCAACAGAGTATGCGGTCCTCTTAGATAATTATTTCTCATGCTTTTCTCCTTCTTCCTTTTGCAGCCATTGCAGAAAATTTTTTAGCACCGTACTTTTTTCTTCCAATGTATGCTGCTAAAGCTTTAGGGTTCTTAGCCCCACGTTTTTTTAATTTAGAAACTGTTTGTTTAAATCGTTTACCAGAACCAAGCGGCGGTTTCTTTTTCTTTTTCTTTCGATCACCTTTAGTAACTTGCTGTCTAATACTAGAACGACTTGTAGCCATCAGTCATAACATGAAGATACAAGATCATCACCATCTTTAGAAGCTTTTACAACGCCACCATTTTTCATATAAACCATGCCGCCTTTTTTATACTTCATTACTTTACCGCCACCCATTTTTTTAACAGGCACCATTGGCGCACCTGATCCGCGAGTAGCACCTGTTTTAGGATTAGTAGAATCAGTAACAGGCGGTTTAGACTTTGGCTTTGCATTTTTAGTATCGCTTATTCTACCACCGTCTTTAGCATATCCCATATTATTCCGTACTTTTGTAGGAAGTTTAGCAAGACCTTTGTTATCAGCAGAAACATTTTTAAGACGGCCACCTGCCTTACGATTCATTACCTTACCGCCGCGTTTCTGCTGACGCAAAACACCTTCTGCGTCTCTTGTCGGCGCACCAATAATCTGTTTATATTCAGTTTCGCTTATATCTTTTGCCCAAATAGGACGACTTTCATAATCATCTGCATTTTTTAGTTGTTCTAATTTTTTATCTGTCATTTTTCCTGTAAGTGGTTTACCTCCACCACCAGCTACAGCGGCACTTCCTTTGGAACCACCCATTCTAGATACTTTTTTTCCTACTGATTTAACCATTAACTTGCTCCTTGTATAATTGTATTAGGCCCACCAGCAGGACTGCCAGCAACTTCCATATCATCTTGACGAGTTCTACGAGCCTGATTTCTAAGTGTTGTGATTGCGCTTTCATACTGCTGTTGCCAAACTGGAAGTGTATTCCAATCTTTCATATACATAGTTGCCTCTAAAAGACAACCATAAAATAAAGCATCGTAGCAATACTCACTATAATAATTTGAAGTTGTCACACTTGTACCTGTTGCAGAAGCAAGAGCTAGTGGTCGTGACGCTGTTTGTACTATACCTGACAAAGTAGATGTAGGTGTAGGTACTACAAAAATAGAACCATTTGTTTTACGTGAATAGTATCGGGGAGTTCCCGTAGATGTAGCAATAGGCCAATAGTCTGTAGCATATTCATAAGTTCTTTGAAGTAGATTTACTTTTGAGGCAGCGGGTGTAGCAGTTACACTGACACTTGTTGTATAGTTTACATTACGAACAATACGAACCCTGTCATTAAGTGCAACACTAGCATTAGCTGCTGTAAATGTAATAGAAGTATACTCATCTAAACCAACATCGTCTAAATCTTTGGTAAGACGTAGTTCTGTTTTTTCAATCAACTTAGAAATTTGATCCGCAAACTCTGTCGAATCATTTTCAGTTGTATTAATAATGTCGGTTTTTAGATAAGCGTAAGAAGGCATGTTAGCCTACATATAGAGTAATCGTAGGAGTCATGGTGCCAGTGCCTGAGTTGGCAACACTAAGTACGCCATAAACCGCTACGCCCATATCTCCAATATACTGGTCATTTGAATCCGTTGCACCCACTCTGTAGCGGATGGCTGTACCCTTTGCAGTCTTGTTAGTAATTTGATTAGAACCAGTAATAACAATTTCACCAGCAAGAGTAGCATATGTATGGATAGCCATAACACGGGTTGTCTGAGGAATAGGACCACCACCGTTTGCTCCAACAGTAAGGTTGCTGTCTACGTACCTAAACCCTGTAATAATGGCACCATCACTGCTTACGTTCTGGGCAACTTTAATATTTGTAGCCATATTTATTTCCTTTATTAGAAAAAAGTAGAAAGAGAGAGCAGCATTAAGCTACTCTCCCCTTCTAGCTTAATTAACCAGCACTACCGAACCAGCCACGCCAATCCGAAACACCGAAGCTATAACGCTCACGGGCTTTGAATCGAATGTTGCCAGTGTCGAAGTCAGGTTCCATCTTCGTCTGAAGCGGAGAACGAACAAACATCTTCGTGCCGTTCGGTGCATCCGTCTTGACAAACCACGCATCAGTGTCGGTAAACCGACGATTGATGTAGTAGCCTTCAGGAACCATACCCAAATGACGGGTCGCGTTAATCGCGTTCGTATTCGGGTTGGCATCTGCCGCACTCGTCTGCGTATTTCCAGGAGAGCTGAGAACACGATCTGCAATGGCCCACGAATCAACGGGAACATGCAGCGAGATCGCACTCGCACCAATCAGAATACCGCGATCATCCTTGATCTTCTGAATAGCGGTCAGAGCAGTCTCAAGAGTGGCTTCCGAAAGATCGGCAGCACCCAGAAGATTGGACTGATTACCATCAGAAATGGTAGGATGAGAAGCAGAGAAGAACGCAGCGCCGTCACCAATGGTATCAGTGAAACCATTGTTGTAAAGCGCAGCCGCCTTGACCTGCTTGGTATTTGCCATCGCACGAGCGAGACCGCGCGCACGAAGCTTGGCAAACGTGTCATACAGGTTGTCTTCCATTGCTTCTTCCGTAACTGCGAAAGCAAGAGCAACAGTTTCAGCCGTATAACGGGCAGTGTAACTTTCCTGTGCATCGTCATAGGAAACAGCAGCACCCTCACCCTTGGTTGGCGCAGAGCCAAACCCAGTGAATAGTACTTCTTCCTCAAACGCACGGTCAGAGTTTTCAATTTCATAAAGAGGTTCGTGTTCGTTATTAACCTCTCCATACTCCATTCCAAAAACGGCGTTCAAACCTGGAAGGAGTTCTTTTGCAATACTAGCTCTATTAATAGCCATAATTTAGTCCTCCCTAATTAAGCCGTTGAAGCCGTAGCAGTGACATAACGATCCCGATGGGTGTTAAGCCAAACTTCGACAATTGGATAGGCATCATTGTTACCTTCGTCAGGATACTGAGCGCGACCGACAACACGAGCAGCAAGCTCGGTTTCAGCACCAGTAGCCGCAAGCAAGTAGTAGCTGGACTGACCAGTTACCGTGCTGCCTGAACTAGCAGTAGAACTGACCGTCACATTGTAGTTCCTGACAATAGCTGCTTCAGCAGCAGAAAGCGTCAAAGAACACTGAATGTAATAGGTCTGATCTGGATCAGTAATGACAAAGAATTTAATATCCGTAGCAGAAATCCCGCCATTCCAGTAACGAGCAAACTTTTGTTCGCCATTTTCAACATACTGGCAACCCATGAAAACGCCCGAAGGCTTCAAGGTAGCAGCAATAAAGGGCGAGATCGTCGCAAAGTTCGCACCTGGAAGTACGACGGGATCGCCTGTGAAAATGTTGTTACTAGGTGATTGCGCCTGACCTGTAGAGGTAAGCGTAATCATATCAGTGACGGCCTCATTATTGTAAGAGCCGCCCTTCTTACGAGCAGGGATAAAACCACGAAATGCTTTAGTAGTAGACATGTTTCATCTCCTTGGTTATAAAAACGTCAACCCTGAAAATTGGGCCTACGTCCTTTTGTTACTGTAGTTTTACTATTGTTGGAAATTGGCATACGAGAATCTGAGCTATTCATTAGCTGTGCATTTACTGCATCCATCATATCATTAGCTTTATTTCGATAGAATTTCCGTTTAGCCGCTACCTTTCCTGCTGGCATCTTTGCCAACGCTAAATCCCCACGACAGACTGTGCCTTGGTAACGACCATCTTCCCTTACGAAGGATGTAATCGACATTTCAGGAACTTCATCAGGAGTTACGAAAACCCATCCCTCTTGTAGTTTCTTACCTACATTTGAGATGTCATCTGTGCCTTTGATGGAGATTCGTATCCAACGTAAAGCCATTCCTTCAGCATCAAATCGTGCTTGCACATGATCTGGAATATCTAAAGCATTTGGCTCTTCAAAGGTGTATTCTTCTTCCTGAGTATTGTTCTCTCTAAGTTGACTACTACGTGTTTCATTTCGTGTGTTCATAATATATCTCCGCGCTACTATTTAATGGTAGTATAATCACCGTCAGCCCCATTTACTTTGAGCTTTTCGGCAGCATACTTTTCAAGTGGAATATTCCATTTCTGGGCTAGGCGAATATCTTCTTGAGATAGCTTAACCTTTTTAGAACTGGATGAGGGTGAACGCGATCCCCCCGAAACCACTTGAGCAGGATTTGACGAAGTTTCCTGCTTACGTTGCACATCTTCCCCAAACTGTTGAGGAAAGGACTGTTTCATGCGGTTACTGATTTCCTGATAAAACTCGTTATCATTAGGATCGTAACCTTCATTTTTTAGTTCAGCATCGATAGCAAGTGCGGCAGCGGTCATAACATTGTTATTTCCAAACCATTCGTTTTCTGACGCCCACTGTTCTGCTTTAGGATCAGTAGCGGCTGGTCTTGGTGCAACTTGCTGTTGCTGTACGGGCTGCTTTACAGAAGCTGCCTCGTAATTACTTTTAGCACTAGAAATATTTTTTAGATCACCTTGTGCATCGTTAAGCATAATCTGAGCTTGAAGGAGCTTTTCCTTTTCACCGTTTTCAAATGCTTCCATGTATGCAGCTTGTGCTAGTTCTAGTTTATCTTTCAACTGCTTTTCAGAAGCATCAAGACTTAGTTTATTAATCTCTTGTACTTCTGAACTTTTTGTTCTGAGGTTAGTTTCTAGTTCCTCATTTTTTTGGATGAGAGACTGAATCTGTTCGTCACGCTCTTTACGTTGACGAATCAACTGGCGAATACGTTTCTGAGCGCCAGAGGTTTCTACGCCCTCTAATTCTTTTGGCGCTTCGCCTTCTTTTGCTTTTTGGCTGGCTTCTTCTTTTCCTTCTTTTTGAGACGGAGCAGAGTTAGCAGCTTGTTCCATAGTTTCTTCAGTTTCGATTTCATATTCAACCTTACTTTCTGTCTCGACATTCGGAACTTCTACATCGTTCCATACTTCTTTATCTTCCATTACATTCTCTTTCCCGTTGTTTACGAAACAAACGATTTAACGATTAAATAAATATATTATACCATAGTATTGTTATATCTACAAATTAAGCTGATGCTGTCCCTAGATTAAATGTAGGATCAAGATCAGTTGGGTCTTCTACACGAAGCATAATTTGGTCATCAAACAAAAGAATAAGCCTTACACCTTTGTAAAATAACTTAGTTCCTGCATGTTTACCGTAGCAAACATAGTCTCCTACATTACACCATGCACCTGTTGAAAACTTTTCTTCATCTGCATAGGCAAGATCGCCAAGACTTAAAACCTTACCAATTGTTGTTAGATAGGACATGTCGTCCTTGGTAGAGTCTGGAATAATAATACCGCCTTTTGTCAATGACTTAACTGACACAGGGCGAATTAAAACATGAAAACCTGGAAGTGCTGGCAGCACATCTGGATCAGGTTGTTCAATGGGGTCTGTAATCCACATATCATTTTTAATGGCATTGCCTAAATTTACCTGTTGCATTTTACTCCTCGTCTTCGTCGTATATACGTTTCTTTACGATATCGGTTAAATTATCTCTTGCCCATTCAAGTCCAGATAGGTTGCCTACCATCTGTGTATATTCAGCATAACTACCTGCACTGCCATGACCAAGTGCTACTCTTAACTTATTAATTTCTTCGTTGAGTGTTTGAATAAACTCGTCCCAGATATTCATTACTTTAGTTTAGCTGGTCCTGGAACTTTGTATGAAAAATCATCGAACTTACCTAGAACACTACGATTGGTTCGACTACCAAACGATTCCTCGTCTACCATATTACCAAACGTCTCAGGATTGGAATTTGGTACATGTGTAGGATAACCGCCTGTCACGCTCTTAACATCAGACTTTACGTGTTCAGGATATCCTTTTCCTTTTGTCATCATTGTTTGTCTCCTTGAAACTGTTTAAGAAAATCAAAGATTTCCTTTACTGTATTTTCTTTTTCTTTACCTTGCTGCTTTTCACCCTCAATAGCTAACTGCGTGAGGGCTTCAAGAGCTTTGATATCTTGTTTACTGTTACGATCTAGTTCAGCTTTTTCTCTCTTGAAGTTATCAGTAGCATTTGTTTTCAACATGCTAATGATCTGATCGTTTTCTTCAAGCTCAAGTTTCTTATTTTTAAGTTCCATATCAGCCGCTGAAATAGCTGTATCCTTATCAATCTTTTGTTTCTCAAGTTCAACCTTGGCTTGCTCAAGCGCAACCAACTGTTGCTCTGGAGACTGTGCCATGCCCATAGCCTGATTAGCATTAAGAACTTGCTGTGCAGCTTGCGCGGTAATCATTTCAATTACCTGTGGGTTCTGTGCTGCCTCTGGTCCTGCCTGTTGCATTAGCTGTTGCGTTACACCAGAAACCTGTTCCTGATACTTCATTACAGAATGTTCCTGAATGTTAGCTTCTAATACAGGCCGTAGTCTAGCCATAACAGGATTAGCACCATTCATAGGGTCTTGTAGATATGCCATCTTGGTTTGAATATGTGCATCATGGTTCTGTCCTGCAAACGCTGCAATAGGGATACCTTTAGTTGCAGCCATAATATCAGACACAGGGTCCATAGGTTGAGGCTCAATTTTTGGCGGCAGTATCTGTTCTAGGTTAGGCATGTTAGCCGCATGTAGAATAGTTCTGTTAAGTGCCTCTAGGTTAAACATTCCAGGTGGCGACTGCTGCGCCATTTGCAG